CGTAACATCGCGACCGAAATTTTGAGCAATAGCGGCATTTTCCATTTCCCGAGTTGTAACGCCGCGATTGAAATTTTGATTGATGGCGTCGTTTTGCGAGTTCTGCGCCATGAGCGCATTCCGCATATTTTGGTCAATTGATTGGTTGCGGAGTTGTTGCGCCTGAAGCCCTTGGCCGAAGTTCTGGGACACAGCCGCATTCTTGAGTTGCTGTGACGACAAGCCTTGGCCAAAGTTTTGACCGATAGCCTGATTGCTCGCCTGAAGCGCCGCAAGCCCCTGGCCGAAGTCCTGGCCGAGCCCTTGGTTATAGAGCCCCGCAGCCGTAGCCGCTTGTCCAAAGCCCTGTTGGTTAGCCGACATATCAAGGCCAATGCCCTGCATAGCGGCTTGCGTGAACATGTCGTTTTCTTGCTGGCCTTGCTGCTCCATAGCCCGGTTGTAGGCTTCAGTTCCGGGGCGGAAGCCCTGATTGACCAGTTGGGTCCGCAAGCCCTCACGCTGGCGCTGCATCTGGGGCGCGAGCCGCTGTAGGATAGCCTGCTGACCCGTCATGCCCGCGTTGACCGGCATTTGAGAAACGCCAGACAGGTTCAGGTTGCGTTGGGCCGAACCATACTTCGCGTCTCGCATCCCGGACGCCAAGCCAAACTCATTGGCGTTGATGGCATTTGCAAGGCCAAAATCGCCCGCGCCGATGCTACGGGCCTGCTCAAAGTCGCCGTAGTTGATGCCCCTAGATTGACCATAATCGTTCGGATTAACGCTGCCCGCCTGCCCGTAATCGCCCGCATTGACGCCACGATTTTGCCCGAATTGGTTTGCATCAACGCCTTGCGCCATGCCGTATTGGCCCATACTTGGGCCGTAGTTGACGCCTGGGCCTTGATTGAACGAGGTCTGAATTCCGGGGCCTTGGTAGTCGAAGGGCGTTCCGAGAATCTTTTGGGCGTTGCCGATGCCTTGGCTTCCAAGGTCCGCGAATTCACGCTGCACCCGCTGTTGAGCATTCAGCGCGGCCTGCGCGTCAGGCGTGAGCGTCTGCGTAATTGTAGGCGTGGGCATGTCGGGATTCGACATATCCCAACTGACAGTCTGATTGCCGTAAGGGCTGATGATGTTGGGGTTGCTGATGCCAGCCGTCTGCAACCCTGCCTTGAGGTTCGCACTTCCTTGGGCTGTAGCTGCCGCGCCGTAATCAGGCGCTGGCGGCGGTGCTGGCGTTTTCTTTCCCATATCTGTCCCCTAGGAACCTACAATCTGACTTCTTCATCGTGAGCAAAAGAATGTCGCCATTCGGTTGCGCGTCTTTAATCCGGCATTCTTCGGCAAACCCCATGCGAGTTACCATCCGAATGCTTTTGTCATTGTCCGACCAAACCGGCACAATGATCTTGTCTACATTACACACATTGAACGCATAATCGTAGATGGCAAACAGATAGAGGCGGTTTAATCGTCCGTCGATTGCAATATGGCAAACCAGAGATTTGCGGTTCCAATCTGTGTAAACAACGCCCGCTACAATCCTACCGTCCCTGACCAGTCCAATCGCATTTGACCTTGACGGGTTGTAGCCCGAGCCCAAATGTTCACTTACCCAATACCCGATTTCGGGTCCGCTCGCTATATGCCAGCCCATCCGGTCTGATACACCACATCTGTTGAGGCCCATTCAATCTGGACGCCCTGGCTTGACGACTTGAATTGCAGGCCACCGCAATAGCCAATGCCGGTGACACCTTGCCACTGGTTCGTCATGACCAAGCCAGCGCCCCAATAGCCAACGTCCCACAATGACACATCCCATGTAGCGGCATTTGCTACAGAGAACGACAGCGGGGCCGGGTTCGCGCTAACGTCAAAGTCAGTGTTGATGCCCACGAAGATCGAAGGCGACCCGTTAGTGAACAAACTGTAACGTGCCCGCGTAAAATACTTTTTGACGCCCCGGCTTCCAAAATAGTTGAACGCCTGGATAACGCTTGTCTCAATGTCAGAAGCATCGTCGGCATAGGTGTCATCCCACGCCACGCCGACAATCCCGTTGCCGCCAAAATACGGGTCGTCCTCATAGATTTCCCAGCAGTTCGCAGCCCAGCCCTGAAACTGGCACCATGACTTTGTGATGGTGTTCATCACATATTGCTCTTGAGAGCCGACCGCGACGGGCACGTTAATCCAAACGGCATTGTGCTTGGCGGTGTATGTAATCTGCCAGCCGATAGACGTATGGTCCCCGCCATAAGCGGTCGTAGCCGCCGTGATTGCGCCCTGTATTTTGTCCGACAGCGCCACCCTGGGATCAAGGCGACTGCTTTGCAGGGACGATGCCATTGGGATTAGGCCGTCATAGGTGAGGACTAGCAAGTCACCGCCCCACTTCAGCATACAGCGTTGACCGATGGGCGAGCCCAACTTCCACACACCGATCAGGGCAAACGTGTTGATGTTGGTCGGGTCCGTCCCGCTCCACAGGATAACCTCGCCCTCGCTCGTAATGAACGCAAGGTTGTCATCCACGCCGTAGCCCGCGTCGATAGTCCAGGTGTCAAGGTCCACCAGATGCCCGCCGTGTCGGGCAATCGCGTTCATTTCCAGCTTTTGGGCCGCGCCATAGATGGAGTCCGTTGGAAGATACCAAGCGTTCAGCGTGTTCTTTTCGATGAACCACAGCCGGTTCTTGAACAGCACTACATTGACAAGATTGCTCGTTGTCACGCCGGAAATCTGAGTTCCACCGCCGCCCGTCGAAATCGTTGTCCAAGTCGTGCCGTCATACAGGCCGGGCTCGTTAAGGCCGTTGACCGCGACAAGGTAACTACCCGCGCTGGTCGTGATGTTAACGTGTTCCCAGACGCCGTTTGACAGCCCCGTCACCAACGGAGCCCCGACAGGGCCGCTTGACGTTACATCGTAAAGCTTGCCGGTGTCCGTCACCGCAAACAATTCCGTAACCGGCCCCGCCGCATAGGTCATGAGCGACTGCACCTGACCATCAAGGCCGGTCGCGTGTTCGGTGTATCCGCCACGCAGGACCGCGCTGGAGACGGTCGGGAACATGTTGACCATCGTCACCGCGTCCATCGCATCCATGTTTGCCAGCGAGTCACGAGCATTCCAGCCCCCGACAGGTGCGGGCAAGGATTCGACTTGAGCCGAAGCCTTCTGAACCAATGTGCGCGGCGAGAAGCCCATTACCGCCCGTATCCACTGTCAGGAATGTTGTCGTAGCCGATCAAGATGTTTCCAGGGCGCGGGGCAAATGAGAGGTTCGCGGACGAAGTGTCCTGTGCAATCGCCGTATCCAGTTCGGTGTAATAGTCCCGATACAGGGCCGTGGTGTCAAAGCCCTTAGCTTGAAAATACTTCAGCTTCGTGTTTAGCACCATAACCCGGTCGGGATAAATGCAAGTGTCAGTATCGACCGTAAAGCTGTTCTTTGCCACGCTAGCGGCGCTACGAGCCCAAGCCGCGCTGCGATACTCAAAGCTAAGGTTTTCAGCCGTTGAGAGCCCCGGCCAAATCTGGAAATAGTCGCCATACAAACGCCACCGAATGCGCGGGCCTGTGCTAATATAGCCACTCAGCAGCCATTCCCACTGTTGGGCGTTCTCAGGGCCGAGCATTTCCCAATGCTTGCTCTTGTCCCACTGTGTGCGCGGCACAATGGCGTCGTAATCAGCCGGGAAGTCGTATTTGACCTTCTGGAAATAGATGGTGCCGCTAGTTGCCGCGTCTTGCGGGTAAGCCGATAGCGTAACTTGTGTGGATGAATCCACGCTCTCAATGAACGTGCCATTGGGCAGGCCGGTGCCTACGGCCATATAGGTCGTGTCGAGCCCAGCGGTGGACGGAATGCCCGTAACCGTCCTTGCCGCCGTTGTGTAGGTGCCCGTAGTTGTCGTGTATTCCGTGAAGAAGGAATGCGCGGCGGTAAGCCTTCGCCAGTCAGCCTTTCGGAGCAGTTCGTATCCCGATGCGTTCATCAACGCGAGAAGCTGAACTACGTCCTGATTAGCGTTACCGGCAACCGACGAAGGCGTCGAAATGCCTAGTTCATTTGTGACCTGAGTCACCAACTGGAGCATTGTCGAGGGCATTTACCGTTTCTTCCTTCTTAGGGCGCCCAGGGCCTCGCCGCTCACCCAAGAAAGCCTGCATCTGCTTCTTGAGTTCGTCGATTTCGGCCTGTTGGGCGCTGATCTTGCTTTCCGCTTCCGAGTTGTTCTTGCCGGTGAGATAGGCGCGAGCGCGTTCCCGAAGCCCCGCAGCCCCCATCCCAATCCGCTGAAGCTGCGCGTCCGTCGAAGTGGCAACCTGTTCGACCGTCTGAAACTTGAGGATTTGCAACTCAGCCTGTTGCACTTCGCTAAGGTCATCTGGCCGCTCTTGACGCCACCGCGACAGCGGGACGCCAATCAGCATTGCAACTTCGTCGGAACCCTTCATCTGGAAAGCGAGCCATTGGCGCGGGAACCGCATCTTGTGATCGTCGTTGGCAAACGTCTCAATGACGTTCGTTTTGTCTCCAGGGGTCATAATCCTGACGAAAGGCCGTCCCTTGTAGGGGTCGTTTTCGTATTCATAAAACTCAACGAAAAGATGGGTGTCCGAATTGTGAACATCGCTATCCAGCATGAATTACGCTCCGAGAAGTGAAAGCCAAACGGTCGGGGAGAAGCCAAAGAAAATGCGCTCCTTGCCCGTTGCGATAGAAGCAGACGAAGTGCCGTCAATGGTCGTGCCCGTGGCGGGATAGACCGTCAACGTGCTTGCGCCGCTGTTGAACACGACAACCATAGCGCCCATTTCGGCGGGCGGAAGTTTGACGCCGGTAGACGCAGCGGTGGTCGCCACGTTGTTGAGAACGGCGCTTAGTTGCAGAGCATCGGCGGTGGTGGAGCCGGTAGCGGTCAGGTTGTTGGCCGCATCACCGCAAATGACTTCGGTAGAAAGCGGAGCATTACCAGCCGCCAGAACACGCGAGGGAATCGCCATTGTTAAGCCCTTTCTTTGGCTTGGACGTAGAAGGTAGCATACGGAAAGGGGGTGTCCCCGTCATGGTTCCTGTATAACACATCGTATCCTGCAAATTGTTCTTCCCACCATTCGACGGGGAAAACCGATAGATGCAGGGGATGCCCTATCAAGGAGCCCATATTGTCATGAAACATGGCAATCTTAAAGAAGCACTTGTCAACACAATCCATAATGTTGCGGATCGTGTCTGCAACCTTTTCAGGCTCAATATGCTCCATGACATCTGTGCAATAGCCAATGTCGGCACTTACCTTCGTTGACATAGGCTCAGTCAGGTCTGCGTAGACAAACGGAAACTGGCCGCGCATATCAAGAGAGTTATCTGCGAAGTCCACAAATATAACATCGCAGTTAGTAAGCCCGTTGATTGCCAAGCCGCCGCGCCCGGTGCCGCAGCCGAAGTCCGCAATGATGTCGAGGAAGTGCGGCTTAACCACTTTGACAAATTCAGCGGCAAAGTTCTCGCCTGGGGACATGATCCGGTAGGAGTCAAACTCCCACATCTTGCGGTATTTTTCTTCCTCAGTCATGGGCGCGGAAGCCAGACGCATTTGGTTCATCACTTCCATGATGAGCCCGTCTGAATCCACCGTAATGACGCAGCCGAGGTCGATCAGGTTGTTGCAGACATCGGGGAACAGTTCGGCTTGCCGCGCCATAGTCAGGCTGGACGTAAACACCTTGCCGCCAAGCGTGACCTTGCACAGCGGTTCCGTCGCATTGATCGGCTGTTCGTAGGCGTGTCCCAGGCTTGCACGATGCGATGAGTCATAGCCGAACAGGTGCAGCTTCCTGAAGCCCATCGTGTAGGCTAGGCACATGGACGACAGCCCCACGGTCGTGCCACCGCCGATAAGGGCATAATCATCGTCGTGGACAGGCAAATGCTCCTCAATACCGTCAATGGCCGGGTGCCATATGAACGGGTCTCCAAGCACGTTAAAAATGGCCGGATCGCACTGTGATGCAATGAGATACTTTTGCGCGTTGCCAATCAGCACGATATTGCCGGGCCGCGCATCAAGGATAACCTGATAATCAGGGATGATGCCGTTCTTGTTCAAGAACGCAGTCGCGCCGTTTAGGGCGAAAATCGTTTGCCCTAAAGCCTTGCGCTTCTTGATTGTGGGTAGATGTTCCTGGAGCGATGGACCGCCGCCGACAATGACCGCGTGTCCGTCATGCGCTTCTAGCATCTTGATCCAGGATCGATGCTTGCGCGAGTTCTCGCTAATGTTAGCGAAAAGGATGTCGTCGTTCGTATTGCAGAAAATTTCAATTTCCATATGAAATGGGGGAGAGTTGCCCCTCCCCCACCCGTTTTAGGTGATCCGGCCTTGCATATGAGGCCGATTAATCACGATGGCAACGGTAGTCGTAGCAGAGGCCACGGTAGCGGCATTGGCCGAACGTGCGCCAAGGATTTCCTTGCCGGACGAAGAAGCCGCAACCTTGCCCGCCGAAGTGACGCCAATGGCGACAGTCGGGTTGATTTTAACGCCAACGGTCTTGGCCGCAACGGCAGTTCCCGCAATCTGATACCAAGAGAACGTGGTGGCAGAAGTGTTAGCAGCCATTGAGATAGCCACGGGACGCGCCTGGTTGGCCGTAACCGGAGTCAGGGCGGTTTCGTAGGTCGTGCCGTTGTAGGTGACGATAGAGCCTACGCCGGTGCTGGCAACGCCCTTGAGAAGGATGAATTCACCCTCCCCGTAGGTAGCGTCAAACCCGCGAACAATCTGGCCCAGCACGTAAGGCGGGGTCGGAATGGTCGTAGTCGAGCCGGTGGAGACGCCAGAGGCAGAAGTAACCCCGGTGTCAATCTGATCGACTTGTTGAAGGCCCAGCTTGGGTTCGTCAAAAATATAAGCCATGATCGTTCCCTTTTCTTAGGCGATGAGGACGCCTTGGAACTGAGAGCCAGAGCAGGTCATGTTGCCTGCCCAGCCGATCAGTTTCACAATGGCGTCTTGGTTGACGGACTGACGTTCGCCGCCAATCGGAACAAAATTCCGGTCAGCATGCGGACGGAAGTGCAGATACTTGGTGTTCAGGAACCACATGTGGTTCGCCGTAGCCGAAGCACCGATACCACCGTCAAGCACAACGTCGGAGGCCATGCCCGCGCCGTAATACTTGAGGGAGGCGAAACCAGCGCCAGCCATGCCCGAACCGGAGTCCGAAATGCGCTGGATAGCCTGGAGCGACTGGAGATAGAGGCGGTAATAGTTGTTGTCCGCCACGATCAGGTCAGGCTTGTCGGTTCCACGGATCAGTT